TAACGGTGCTGATCCAACTACTATCGGCGTATCGACTCGTACAGACGGTAACACACGTACATTTACTGAGACTCTGCTGAAAACAGTAGTTTCAGAAGTATTTGTATCTGGTGGCGTACCTAAGATTCTGATGGTTGGTGCATTGGGTAAGCAGAAGGTTTCGACTTTCACAGGTCTGTCAGCTTATCGTTATAACGTCAATGGTGGTACTGGTGGTTCACAAGCTACTATCGTTGGTGCTGCTGACGTTTACTTGTCGGACTTCGGTTCAATGAGTGTTGTTCCTAATCGTTTCATGCGTACACGCGATGCTCTGGTGCTTGATCCTGAGTACGCTGCAATCGCTTATCTGCGTCCGTTTATGACTAACGAGCTTGCAAAAGCTGGTGACTCTGACAAGACTCAGATTTTGGTTGAGTGCACATTGGAAGTTAAGAACGAAGCCGCTCACGGTATCGTTGCTGACTTGAATATGTCTCTGTAATTGAATAGCCCCTAGGGATTCGTCTCTGGGGGCATTTACGAGGATTTATGGACTTTAGAAAACAGGTTGTTCATGCGGACGGTGATGGTGGGATTATCATCGAAACTAAACAGGATGTTACTGAGATTCTTGATAGTAACAACCATATCAGAGAGGCAGACAAGGCAAGAACAGGAAATCTAAACGACTTACACCATATAGCTAGGATACCTTTTACGGTCATTGATGACTTGAATAAAAAAGGTATTATGAAGGGCTTTGTAATCGTTGATGATGCTGGTTTTGCTCGATGGCTCAATGATTCCGATAATGCACAATGGAAAGTCTATAGGGGTAATATCTAATGGGTATAACAGTTGGCGTATGTGTTCCGGCTAGAGATGAGGTTCATACTGGATTTGCGTTTGATTTAGCGAAGATGGTAGGACGAGATTCTAAGTTTCGCTGTGGTTCTAGTGAGAATAGTCTGAAGTTGTACACAATGGCTGGTACGTTGATATTCGACCAGAGAGAAAAGCTGGTTGATGCTGCGTTAAGCGAAGGTTGTGACTACATTCTGTTCATTGACTCAGATATGCGTTTCCCTGCTGATACGATAGAAATACTGTTGAGTAGGAATGTTTCGATTGTTGGCGTTAATGCGGTAACTAGACGTATGCCAACATTGCCAACAGCGTTAAATCTTCAGATAGAAAAAGATGAAGAAGGCAAGATTATTCATCACGCATGGCATAAAATAGACTCTAGGGGCAAAGAAGGTATTGAGCCTTGTACTGCGGTTGGTGGTGGCGTAGTGATGATCCACAAAGATGTATTTAATGCTATAAAGAAGCCGTGGTATGACGTAGGCTGGGGTTCTAAGGGCATTATTGGTGAAGATGTACATTTCTGCGTCAAAGCCTTAGATAATGGGTTCCAGACGTATGTAGATCACAGCCTGTCTAAGCATATAGGTCACATTGGTACGTATGAGTATCGATGGGAAGATGTAGAAGAAGATGCAGTTGAGAAGCATAACTCAGGGAAATAGCGATGGCATTGAATAGCTATACAAACTTAAAAGCTGCAATTGCGAACTATTTAGCTCGTTCTGATTTAACGGACGAGATTCCTGATTTTATTGATCTTTGCGAAGCTAAGTTGCAGCGTAGATTTGTTGGTGTAACTACATTATCTACCAGCGTAACTACCAACTGGCTTCTAACAGCACATCCAGATGTTTATTTGTATGGCTCACTCCTTGAGGCACAGCCATACCTTATAGACGATGCAAGAATTGCAACATGGTCACAGTTATTTGATAAGGTTGTGGCTGAAGTAAGGTTGCCTGATACTACAGCTAACTTCACTAACTATACTGGTTTTAAATTGATGGTTGCTGATTGGTTAGCGCGACCAGATTTAACGACTATTATTCCTACTTTTATTGCTTTAGCTGAGGCTAGGCTTGCTAGAGAGCTTAGAACACGCAAGATGCTTGTTGTTGCTCGTGCTGATACCACAGCAGGTCAGGAGACATTAGGCATCCCTACTGACTTCCTAGAGATGCGTGACGTACATTTACGCACTAATCCTGCATCACCAGTAAAGTATCTGTCTCCTAATACATTTTTTGCAACATCACGAACTACTGATTCAGGTAAACCAGTAAACTATACGATACTTTCGTCAGAGATTCAGTTTGCTCCAATTCCTGATACTACTTACAGCGTACAAATGTTGTATTACGCAAAACCAACAGTATTAAGCAGCACTACTTCATCTAATATATTTTTAGCTAACTATCCTGATGCTCTGTTGTATGCTGCATTGGGAGAAGCTGCTCCATATTTAATGAATGATGCAAGGCTTCAGACTTGGGGAACTTTGTATGATCGTGCAATTTCAACAATAAGCGTGGCTGACCAGAGTAGTGAATATGGTGGTCAACCGATGTCAATGAGCGTGAGGTAAATTATGGCAGAGATGTCGAACTACTTAGAAAATGCGTTAATTAACGGTACGTTAAGAGCTACTAGTTATACTGCTCCGACTACCATTTACTTGGCGTTATATACGACTGATCCTACTGATGCTGATACAGGCACAGAGGTATCAGGAACTTCTTACGCTCGTCAGACTATTACGATGGGTGCTCCTAGTAACGGAGTATCTACGAATAGTGCTGCTATTGAGTTTCCTGCTGCTGGTGGGTCATGGGGAACCGTAACTCACATAGGCATTCGTGATGCATTAACTGCTGGGAACTTACTGTATCACACACCATTAGATGCATCTAAAGCTATTGCTACTGGAGATATATTTAGGGTTTCTGTTGGGAATCTTAGCGTAACTCTTGCGTAGAAATAAATAATGTTTGGCATAAGTTCTTTTGCAGAAAGTCCATTTGCCACACTCAATGATGTTGGTGGTTATGTAGAGGCATCTGCAAGTATTAATGCTTCTGCTGATGTTGCGGCTAATGCAATACGAATTTTTAGTGCTGTCATATATATTGATGGAACTGCAACAGTTAGCACTAATGGAATAATAAAAACAGGTTCTAGTGCTTCTGTTTCTTGTTTAGCTGACGTTAGTTGCATACCGAATCAGCCTGTAGATGCATCGGCAAGTATTAACGCAACGGCATTTATAACAACAAATGCACTATTAATTTTAAGTGGTATTGGTAGTGTAAATGCAACTGCAACAGTAGTATCTGATGGAACTAGAGTGCAAAACACTTCTGGCTCTGTTAATGGTACTGCTACGGTAGCATCCAATGGGACTAGGGTACAGGATACTTCTGGTGCTATTAATGGAACTGCATCAGTCTCTGCTTTAGCTAATTATACTTTTTCTAATGTTGCTTATGTAAATGCATTATCAAGCGTAGAATGTTTATCTAGTGCTACCTATGACGCATTTGGTGTTATAAGTTCAGTAACTTCTGTAAACGCTAATGGTAAGATAATAGGTGAGGAGTGGATAGACACTACTCCTAACTCAAGCAATTGGAGTAATGAATCTGGTAATACGTCTCAATGGAATACAGTAAGTCCAGAAAGCAGTACATGGATAATTCCATCTAGTAACGATAATTCATGGACTGTAGTTGCAAGCAGTCCTAATACTTGGTTGAGGCAATAATGGCTTTAGTATTAAAAGATCGCGTAAAAGAGAGTGCTACGGCAAACACTACCGTTAGCTTTACGCTTGGTGGTGCTATTGCAGGGTTTCAATCATTTTCTGTTGTTGGAAATACTAATACTACATATTACGCAGCTACCGATACGAATGGTAATTGGGAGTCTGGATTAGGTACATATTCAACTACTGGTCCTACCCTAACACGTACAACTATTCTTTCATCCAGCAACTCTGGCTCTGCTGTAACTTTCTCAGGCACAATTACTGTATTTTTAACGTATCCGTCATCCCGCGCTCTTTATCTTGATGGTACAAGCGCAAACATTAACGTCAGCCAAGCAGCATTTACAGCCAATGGAATTCCTTACGCATCAAGCACAAGCGCATTAACAACAGGATCAGCATTAACTTACAACGGAACTAAATTAACTGTTTCGGGAAACATTAATGCAAATAATATATCAGTTACCAACTCTACTGGTTTTGGCGGTTCAGATAGCGGTATGTATGCTACCACAGGAAAATTAAATCTTGCTTCTGGCGGTAATACTGCAATTACAATAAATTCTTCTGCTTATGTTGGTGTTTATACAACTACTCCAACAGCTAAATTGCATATCGTTGGCACAGGACAATTTCAAGATACGGTAGCACCAACAGCAACAAATGCTTTTATGCTTTACTCCGCTCCCGGAACAGTTAGCGGTTTTCCCGGAGGGCTTAGTAGTTTTAGTCAAGTTAATGTAAATTCTTTTTTGCGTGGCACTCTTGATTATGGGGATTTTGAGACTAGTGCTAGTATAACTACGGCTGCAACTGTATTTATTGAAAATGCTCCTGCTACGGGAACATACAATAGCATTACTAATCCTTACGCTTTATATATAGCATCTGGTGCTTCGTATTTTGGTGGAGCCACAACTACAACAGGGACAGGTACTTTTTCTAATACTACAGGCAATAAACTTGTTGTTAGTGGAAACATATCGCAAGCTGCATGGACTACTACAGGACCTGCTATTAGTGTTGCAGCAGGTACTTATACATCAACTGGTGCATTAACAGGAACAGTTGCAGCAAGTAGCTTAGGTCAACCCACTTTTGCGGCAGCTAGTGGAACCGTAACAAATGCAGCTACTTTATATATAGCAAATGCTCCTGCAACTAGTGGCACTCCAGCAATTACTAATGCATATTCACTTTATATTGCGGCTGGTACTGCATATTTTGGTGGTGCAATTACGTTAAATAGTGGCGGTGCATTAAGTGGTACATTTACAGGAGCACATACGTATTCTGGAGCAGTTACTCTAAGTGGTGGTGGATCATTAAGTGGTACTTTTACTGGAACCCCGACATTTTCTGGTGCAATTACTTTAAGTGGTACACCATCAATTAGTACAGGTGCATCTTTAGCTGGAACATTTACAGGAACTCCTACTTTCTCTGGAGCTGTTGTATTAAGTGGAACTCCTTCAATTAGTAACGGTGCTGCTTTAACTGGAACTTTTTCTGGTAATCCTGCATTTTCTGGTAATAGTAGATTTGGTGGTACAAGTGCGGCAACAGTTGCTGTTGATGTAACTGGCGCAGTTTTGGCAACTGGTAATGTTACTGGTGGATATAGTGCTCTTGCAAATGGTGCAACTGCGATGGCTTTTGGTTCGTACAACGTAGTTAAAGTAACGCCTACCGCTAATGCAACATATACAACGACTGTACCTGCTGCTGGTACTAGACTTACGTTAATAGTTTTAACAAGCTTAACATCGTCTTACGTAATTACTTTTGGCACAGGTTTTAAGACAACTGGCACATTAACCACAGGAACAACAAGCGCAAGATATTTTATGGTTAGCTTTGTGTCTGACGGTACAAACGTACTTGAAACTGGCAGAACTGTTGCTATTGCTTAATAGGTGAAATATGGCTACGTGGAAAATTACTAATATGAATTGCATCTTGAATCAAGATGGAAAGCAAAACATTGTTAAAGACGTTGAATTCTTTGTAGATGATTTACTTAGTGGTAAAGTTGAAATTCCTTACGTAGATGGAGAATTTTTGCCTTACAACGAGCTTACTGAGAGTGCTGTAATTGAATGGGTAAAATCGGTACTAACTGATTCTGGAGTTGCGTATTATGAAGATATGGTAGCTCAGATAAAAGCACCAGCTACAACAGGGTACAAAGGTCTACCTTGGGCATAAAGGCAAACTGTAAGCCTTAATTACAGAAACTA